CGAAGTGTTGAACGTAGTAGTGGTAGCTACAGACGTAGCAGTAGCGAGCGAAGTTGTAGTGTTGAACACCGTTGTGGTTTGTGCGCTTGTAACCGCAGTGGTCAACGTTAGTCTGCTAGTCGCCGTAGCTTGTGTAGTGGCAGTTACTCTAAGCGTGTTATATATGGCATTCCAGACGGTGGCTAATGTACCTCCGTTGTTGACAACTACGTAGTTGACTTGACGAAGCGTACCCGCATCCGCTCTGACCGCTATCTGACTAGTTGTATCTAGCTCTCTCAGAGTCCCGTTGTCATTGATGAATATAGCCACTTGCGTTTCCTAGTTTATTAGACGACGTACCAGACATGCCCATCAGGAAACCCGGTAGCAGAGCTAGGGTTGACTGTAACAATAGATTGCGTACCCACAGTCTGCCCATTAGACACAACATCAGTAAACGTGCCAGCAGCGGCAGTAGTTGCACCAATTGTTGTGGCGTCGATGGCTCCGCCGTTTATGTCCACTGACGCTATCGTTGCGCTAGTCACATCTGCCAATTCTAAGTCCGTCAGAGCATCTACGACTGCTGCGCCAGCACCGGCACCGTCTAAGTACACAATCTTTACGGAGCCATTAGCGATGGTGACGTTAGCGCCAGAGCCTTGGCTGATTGCAATTGACTGAGATCCAGTTGTTGCATTCTCAATAATCATCACGCGGCTGATAGTATTAGGCGCAATGGTCAGGGTTCGTGTAGCTGTTAGCGTTGCCGATGACGTAACCTTGAAATACATCGCTCTGGCTGGATCAGTAGCGCCGTCTGCAACAGTAGTGGTTGCATTCGCATCGGTGCCAAAACAGTCTTGGGTGCCGTAACCTAAAGCCTCACCGATCAGCTCTAGGTTGGTATTCGTGCTTGTGCCCCAGCTACCTGATTCGTCGCCGGTAGCGATTTCCTTCAAGCGAAGGTCGTTAATATAAGTTGCCATTTAAGCTACCTCTTGCCAGTTAGGAGTTTGGCTCGCGCCAACATTATTCCAGTTAGGGGTCTGTGAGTCATCTACCAGCCCCCAGATGTTAACACCACCTACCGCGCTTGTACCTAACGCATTAGGAGGAATTACTAACGCAGTGCCCCGTGCGGTAATCGTTGTTACATTACCCGTAGCTTCTACGCCGGATATTGCTGCTGTAGCTCCTGCCGCTACGGTTGAGGTAGTAACTGCCCCCGCACCAAATACTCCCGTAACGCTCACTGCGGCATCTGCTAAGACGGCTGGAACCGAAACTTGCCCCGTGCCAGAAACACCTGTGACGTTAGCATCTGGGTCAGCGTCAACCGAGCCAACACCACCAGTGGCCTCTACCCCAGAAGGCTCGGCGCGTATGCTTAGGAGTACAACAACATCATTTACAACGCCGGTACCTTCAACGCCAGTTACAGCTAGGGTATTGCTGGTGACAGTAGAGACACTACCTGCTGATCCCGTAGCGCTAACGCCAGTAACAGAGGTTGTTGCGCCGCCTGTCGCCGTTGCGGTGTTGGAAGCCCCTACGCCTTCTACAGACCCTAGAGATTCTACGATACTAAGCTGGAACGTCGGGCTACCAACCGCGCCTGTACTTTCAACCCCCGTAGGAGTAAGTACATTAACGCTTGTGGTTGTAACCGTGCCAACAGATGCTGTGGCATTAACCCCTGAGACTGGGATAGTTACGCCCAACCCAATAGCAACGGTTCCTAGCTGAGTTACCCCCTCAACACCTGCTACAGGAAGGGTGTTATTTGAGACAGGTAATGGCTCTGTAACTGCACCTGTAGCAGATACACCAACGGCAGTAACATTTGCTTTTGCAACAATCGAGACAGACCCAACCGCACCGGTACTAGATACACCAGTAACAGGAGCACTAGCGCCGCCTGAGACAGTGACTGTTGTAACGGCACCGGTCGCTTCAACACCTGTGACGGTGACAGGGATACTCCCCTCGCCCCACGCAAGGTCACCCCAGCCACCGCGACCCCAGCCGTTAATTATAGCCATGTACTAGGTACTAGGCTATTCGGATAATGGCGTTAGACGCATCCGCAGTGGGGAACTGAATGGTAAAATCACCAGCCGTAGAGGTCTTGTCACCACCAAAAGCTAGAGTACATACCGCAGGATCGCCCGCTGCGCTGTCGTTAAAGATCAACGCTCCATTTGCCGTAATAGTGGCATTTGAAAACGTTAGATCATCAAAGTCTGCAAACGCGGTAGTCCCACTGGTTGTAGGCGTTACATTAGTTAACGCGCCACCTTTAGCGGTGTAGCCCGTGCCGGACACTTCGTTAGTTGCCGAATACGCGGTAGTGCTTGCACCCAAAGTCGCTGAACTAGTGTAGAGCGCAAGGTTGAAAGTGTTGCCGGTAGAGGCGGTAAAGTCGTGCGTTCCAACAAGAATTTCTTGCTTGAAAGAAGTACACATTGCAGTAGTAATAGCCATTATAGACTCCTTATTATATCAGCCATGTCCTTATGGCCTTGACGTTCCAGTTCAGCGGTCAGAGTGGTTCTGTCGCTGCGGACTGCTTGTTGGATGTAGTACAGGGTTGTCGCCCTGACCGCTTCCTTAAATTCCTGTGCTTGTGCAGCAATTGCTGGGTGGCAGTTTCCACCGACGCTGACAATCCTGTTCGCCGCGCTTTGCGCCCAAAACTCGGGACTATGCCCTCCGTTCTCGGTAGTAGTCACAAGCACGTCGCCTATTTCCATTTGTGGAGCCTGCAAAAGCATTGTCTATCCTATACAACAGGGACGGATGGTTGCCCAGATCTATACGCATCCGAACGTAATTTGCCATCGCCCAGCACTTTCAAAAGAGCCATAGATGTAGCGTACATCTTATCATATAGCGCAACCATTTCCGGTTCGCCTTTCATAAACCGTATAGCTTCCACTAGGGTGCCATTTAGTAGTGCTGAGTCAAACTCTTCCCCAAGCCACGTAGTGCCCGCCGTAACAATAGACTGCGGGTAATACCCGTAATGCAGCTCCGTCGTGTACGAAGCATCGGGGGTTGGGCCAAGTATTAGCGTGTCGTCGTCAAAGATTGCATAGTGCTTAGGCGTTCCTGTAGAAGAAGCACTGGGGTACGCCTCACGTATAAAGTTAACGTCTTTGCTGAGTAAGAACGTAAAGTTTCCACTGCCATCTACAACCGCAAGGCTGTATACGTACAAGAAGTCAGAGGGAGTAGATAGGTACGTGTTGCTAGCCGTCATAGTGCCGCTCACGTTCTTACGCAGCGCAGGTATCTGCACCGTGTTGTATATCTTCTGCTCTGCCTGCTCTGTGAACATGGCGAGTTGGTCATCTGTAAAAGATGTTTCACAGATGTCCTGAACGTTTGTTTTTAGCTCAGTGTAGTTCATGCTTTACGCCATAGGGCCACGGGCCATCGTACCTTTAGTTGCAGCGCCAGTGCCGCGTACTTTTATCCCAGTAGTTTTAACGCCAGACATATCTGGCTTAGGTGCGTCTTTTACTGGCTTGATGTTGCTGGTCTTTTTCATAAACGCCTCTAGGTCGTTGTTACTGTTACTGTGCCTATTTGTCCGGCACCTGTTAAGTCGTCCTCTACAAGATCGAATGGGTCTCTACCCACTCCTACAGGGTTCCACCCCCACTGTATCTGTCTGCTACTGTTTGTGCCCGACTCTCCCAAACTTCTATCAGGACGTGGATCTCGTATGGCCTGCGGGTCGTGTACTGGAACCTCACCTAGTTTGAGCTGTGGGTGATCTGGACTCCAACACTCAGGACATGCTTTTAAGTTAGTGTCCTGCCCTTTTCGTATTAAGTTCTTTAGCTCTCGTAGTCTATACTGAAACCCGCAGATGTCACACTCTGCTATAGCACGTTTAGTAGAAGCATACCGGTTACCCATTTTTAAGCCCTACCGATACGAGGTACAAAACGTGCCGCCGTCTTATCCCTATCTTCTCCGGCAGCCAAGATAAACTGCTCTTCGTAGATGTCTTTTAGCATGGGTACCCGTGACATAAGCTCCGGGTCTTTCATGGCTATGTAGTACGCCAACCCCGACACTAGGCAGGGGAGAAAGCGGAAGTTCATGTCCGCAGTCTCTACACCGTTACCTGCGTCTTGTATCCGGCGCATACGGTAATACTTGAACACATACTCGTTATCTTTGTCGGGCACGGGCCATAAGTTTATCTTGGGGTTGTCCCTAAGACGTTCTATGTAAACCTGATTCGGCCTGCCCTGTGTGAGCTTATTCGGGATAGATGCGT